TCGTCGGCGAACACCGAGTCGTTGGCAGCCTTCCTAACGGCGTCCGTGATCCTGATCTGATCGGCCGGATCCAGATGCGCATTGGCCATTGCCTGGGCGGCCTTCCTGGACATCGTCGAGCTAATCACGGCGCCACCACCATTGCACCTCGATTAAGCACGATGTATGTGTCCGGCTTGTCGCCAGAGTACAGTCTTGTGCTGATGGCGTCGTAACCCTTCATCGCCGCATACCGACCGATATCCGAGATGGCAGCGAATCCAGGCTTGTTCAGGGTAGCGATGTACTCCTGCTGCCATTCTTTCTTGAGCTCGTCGTAGTCGACGATCTTCAGGCCGGACGGAAGGGCTCCATCAATCAGGACGTCGCCGTAATGCTCTGCTTCATTCCTGTCTGTCGCAAAGTAGTGCCCATTCCCGAATGTGCCAAGACCCTGCCGCTTAGCCGTTCCGTCCAGGAATCCTTCGGCATACTTGTCGGCGCCAGGGAAATGCATCCCTCGATGGATCCGAACGCCATCTGCCGTGTCGCCCTTCTTCGGAGCCTTATCGAATCCCTGGATCCGAGCGATCTCTTCCAGTGCCTTGTCCCCGGGCTTCGTATCGTTGGTGCCCTTCGAAGCCTTCGCAATTTTGTCGAGGCTGCTGAGCTCTTCGTCGCTCCAGTCCTTCAGGCTCGTGCGCCGCCACGCCGCCTCGCCCTTCTTTATCCATTCCTCCTCGCCAGCACCCCACTTACCGTCTGGGTCGCGTGGCTGGTCAGGATCGAAGTTGACGACGAGAGTCCAGAAGGCGAGCTCGGCGTCCAGGTTGCGCAGACGGGGCGTGGCGTGGTAGTGTGCGCCGGGACCGCGCCAGGGCGTACCGCGTCGGCCTCGGGTTACCCTCACCGGTGCCTCCCGTTGCCGTTGGTCGGGTGCAGGGCCTTGGCTACTGCCTCGGCGACTATCGAGCCGATGTCGATGTAGTCCTCGGGGCCGACCGTCTTGCACTTACAGCCCCAGTGGAACGGCGGCTTACAGTTGCCGGCTGCTGCCTTGGACTTGCACATGTCGCAGGCGTCCTTCTCAGTCTGGACATGACTGTTGCGTAGGCTGTCCTGTTGGTTCGGGCCGCCTGGCAGACCGGCAGGAGGCTGGGCAGATGGGAGCTTCGGCGGCGCACCGGGCGTCGGGGGAGAGGCGCCCGGAGCGCCCGCCGGAGCAGCCGGAACCCAGCCGGGCGGAATGGCCGGGGTGGGAGTCGCCTTCTCGAGAACGTCCATGTCTGGTAGGCCGACACACTCCAGGACGTCCTTCGGCTCGAAGCCTGCGGTGATGAGGATGTTCGCCGCGTTGCTCTTGCTCGTGAGTTCCTCGTTGGCCTCCTCCCGGTTCTCCGGGTTCGGGTCCGGGAAGTCAAACTCGACCTTGTCGGCCGCCCCGAAGATCTCCAGATACTTGGAGTTCAGTACATTGCGCATGCGCTTGAGCCGTGGCACCTCGTGCCAGGAGATGTGAACCTCCTGGGCTGTCTGGGCGTTGGCTCGGTTGACGTCTGTCGAGCCGCCGAGCATCGCTTCGTGCACCCGATAGCCCTGCCGAATCATGTCGCTCGTGACTTTCCTGAGCTCGGCAAACTGCATGTCGTGCATGGAGTAGGTATTCGGCTGCCAGGTCGCACCCTGCTCCAGCACACCCACACGATGCCCGCGCGCCACACCCTGATGCTGCTCACGCCAGCGATCGCTGAACTCAGTAAACTCCTCGTCGGATAGCCGCTTGGAGAACGTCACGATGCCGCCCGGCTGGGCACTGTTCAGGAAGAAGTTCCGGGACCATTCCGCCGAGTACTTTGCCGCGTCGATATCCACGAGGATGGCCTGTACAGCAGACAGTCCGCGATAGAAATCAGTAGGGTGCGGATACCGGAGCTGAATGACCTCGCTGTTCTGGAGCGGAACAGCCTCGCCGTTCGGGCCGGTATAAACCCAGCCCAGTAGAAACTCCTCCTTGTCAGGGACCGGCTCCATGCGTGCCGGGCTGACCGGCCACATCTCGATTGGAATACCCTTGCCCGTTGGCCCACGATTCAGTACCCAGTACCATTCACCGACCAGCTCCATATGCTGCCAGCCGATCTCACGAAACTCTGGTCCGGTCATGAATGGGTTGGGCCGGTTCCATAGCTTCAGCGCCTGGTGCTGCAGAACCTCGACACGCTGGTCACTTCCCATATCGCCGCTGGAGTAGCGTACACGAGAGTCAACGCTCTTCTTGAACAGGTTCCAGTTGCCATACGCCTGGGCGCCCGTAGACAGAAGCTGCACTACTGCGAAGAGCGTGCCCTGCATGCCCATGGCGGACATCATTGTGAATCGGTCTTGTGTGCCAGTTCCGTACAGGCCGCTCTGGCTGCCGCCCCATTGGCTAGGGAAGGGGATCGGCCGCCCCTGATTCAGCACTTTGCCGATCAGGGACTTGGGGATCTGTCAACACCTCCCCATACTCCTGGTGACTGAACGGATTGCCTTGCGGACCACTAGACAGCAAGACATGGCCTCGCTCATCGCACAAGCTATTGCACTCAGGGTAGTGAACGCCAATAAACATAACTCGCTCACCTTCCACTCGAAGACGAGCACGAGGACGCCGGTCACGAGCAGACCAGCGAAGAGCCCGAGCTGGAAGAAAGCCGCAGAGACAAGCCCGAAACCCGCGAGAGTGAAGACGTGATCGGCCAGGACGGCCCGAACCGGGCGGACGCGGGCGCGCGTCGCCGTCCGGATGGCCGCTGCTGTGGTCTGGATGGCCGCTCTCGCCCGACCGAGGCGTCCCGTGGGCGCTCGTACGAGCCCTAGGTTCGCGGCCATCAGCTGTCGTCTCCGTCCTCTAGGGACTGAATCACAAAACAGTCCTTCGCCTCGCGCAGCTTCCGCAGCCCTGTCGTAAGCTCTGGTCCGTCCTCCAGCAGTCCCATGAGTAGCAGAGACGTCGTGTAAATCTCCCGTGCGATACGCCGCGCCGTGCCGATAAGGTTAGGATTGGGCGCCAGCCACCTCATCTGCTGCTGAGTTGCCGGGTGACGCCTGTCGATCTCAAGCTCGGGCTGGACGCTCATCCTATAAAGCTCCTGTAGATAGCACGAACAGCATACTCGATGTGAGCGACCATATAGCGCATCGCGTCACAGCCGTGGTCGTCCTCCTTGATCGGCTGCTCCTTGGTCTTCTTGTCCGACCAGACGTATGCCGGGATCTCCTCGCGGGTACAGGTCGGCCGCTTGGCGTCTACAAGGTCTGGATCGACCTCGACAAGAGCATCCCGAAGGATGAAGAACCGGGGACGACCATCATCGCCGAGCCGCATCCGTCGCTGTACAGCTTCAATTCCCTCCAGCACACTTTTATGCGCGGGCTCGGTGGAACGGCCGATCTCCTTCTCGAGGGTGGCGCGTCCTTCGGCGTCGGTATCGCAGACGATGGCTCGCGGTTTAGGCTCAATCCAGCTGCCCCTCTCGTTCTGTACGATCTGCCTAATGTTCGCCGCGTGCTGATCGACCGTACGGCGTGTGTGATAGATCTCGCGGTACAGGAACAGGCGCCCATCTGGATCCTGCGCCCAGAACTGGCAGACGAACGGATTCGTGAAGCCAAAGTCCACCGCCCAGTATCGCGTCCAGCTCATCGGAATGCCACCCGGATCCAGTAGCTGACGCGAACCGACAGGAATGTCCTTGCGATCGATCAGATGGTACGGCCGGAAGTCCTCATAGATGACACCCTCGGCTGCCACCCAGCGACCACGCCGTAGCCGCTGATACCGGACTCCAGTCAGGTTGTCCAGCTTCGCTATGTACTTGGCACCGTTCTCTGTGATCTTGCCGTCCGCCATGAACAGCATCGGATTGTCCTCATGGCGAGACTCCAGCATCCGCGTCGCGCCTTTGTCACAGCGCAGCTTCAGCCAGTGCTCCGGATGCTGAGGGTTACAGTCGCCCATGATCTGCTGGAAGGAAATCACCCAGTTTCGCAGCCGGGTGGTCAGCGTCTCCCAGTCGTCTTCGGAAAGCTCAGTTGCCTCCTGGACGTAGATCACGTCATATTCCGTTGACATGATCTTCGAGGATTTGTCCAGACCACCGATTACGATGACGCTACCGTTCTTGTACTGGTAGCTGGCTGGTTCCTGCGCACTGCCGCCGTAGTAGACCATGTCCCCACAGGCCATAGACTCCCTCGCGACAAACCGCCGGAACGTCTGCAGCGCCGTAGACGACAGCGTCGTCGCAGCCTTCCGGGCGATTAGACCGCGAGCACCCGGAGTCAGGAGCATCATGATGTGCAGCTTCTCGAGACAGGCCCGGCTCTTCCCGGTCCCGGCCGGACCAGCCACGAGCACCTCAGGATCCCGGGCGTCGAACAGCTCTGCCAGCGTGCCGCGCGGGCTGAATCGGTGCTCCAGTAGCGGCGTCGTCACGAGGACTCCACCTCCTCGACGTGAATGAAGCCCTTCAGCCATGGTGCGTCCTGGTTAAGGCGGATCAGGACTTTGCGGCGAATGTCCTCCAGCAGCCCCTCGTGCCACATGGCCTCGTTGATGGCCTGTGCGGCCGCACCCGCGAGCGGAACGGGTGCGGCCGCGTCTCGGACGGCCACTGCGGCCGGGTGCCAGTCAGCACATGCCGGACAGCGCACGGCAAGGGCGTGCGTTGTCTCGCTCCTGACCATGTGGCGCCAGGTGATGTAGCAGTACTGACAGCTCAGGAGCGAACGCCCCTCGACAACACAGGAGATTCGGGTACTCCCGGTCTGTGTACATCCTTCGTACTTCACCTGGCATACGTCGTGCTCGGGCACAACATACTGTGCAGGCGGGTAACTCATGCGGCACCGAAGACACATCGGGCAGCGTCGGCATCATCGTCGTCGCACCATCGTTCATCGGATCCGAATACCGAAGCGGATTCTGCGACTTAGGCTCGCTGTTCGGGACGACGTAGACACCAAGAACGGCTGCCAGGCCAATGGCCAGACTGACCCACTCATTCGAGGAGCCATAACGCAGGCTAGCCCAGGTAAGGCCGACGCCTACAAGTGCGGTGAGCGCTTTCCGGTACTCCGCCAGACGTGCCGGGGTGATGTTCATTGCAGTGCCGCTGTGTTCTCCGTATCGATGACATAGTGCACTGTCTGCCCCTGTCGTGCAGGAGCCTGGGCGCGCTGCGGATAGGCGCCTAGTTCATCAGCTACGTGCCGGAACATATCCATGTACAGCTTGATCATGTCCCTGTGTGCCCTAGACCAGCGAACCCCATCCTCGCGCATCTCCGCGAGATAGTCCCTGATCTCCTCTGCCTCGCCCTGAATCTCCGCCAGACGGTTCTGCTTCTTACTAATCCACAAGCCCGCTGTCTCGACAGCCAGCTGTCCCGCCAGGGCCGCTCTTACCTCGGCGATCTCGCTGATGTGCTCGTCGGCGAACTCTTTGATGTCGGTCTGCTTCAGTCCCTCGCGCTGCGCAATCTCGCGATGACTCAGCTCGCCCATGGCTAGGTCTCTGATCAGACCAAGACGTTCGTGACCGCGATAAAGGTCCGAAACTGATCCTGCCCCGAGCGTCGGCCGTGGGCGATCCGACGTCGGGGCAGGTAGACGGCCATTAGGGCATGCGGCAGCCCGGCCAGTAGATCCGGTTTGCCGGGACATAGTCGCCTCCCCGGCCGAAGCGTACGCCTAGTTGCGCAATAAAGCTAATCGCAGATTAAGGCTGGCCGATCTTGCGCTTCCTTGCGTAACGGCCGGTTTCGTCCCGGCCAGCCTGTGCCGGCTTGCCACTGCGCTTTGCTGTGCTTGGAGTCCGCGGATGAGCCGTAGTGCTGTCGCGCCCAGCTGTCCGCTTACTTGGCCGCTCGAC